TACTGCGTGTATATGACGCAGTATCGGATACGCTCAGGGAAACATTCCCGCCTAATAAATTCCCCAATTCCTCAATAGGATGGGACCTTATGGACGGGCTATGCCAGACGATTCTGCAGTATTTCCTTGACGAGGGGGCAATCAAGAACGTTGACATTGCTAATGACATGAAGGTCAACAGAAGTGAAAGTACGGGAGACAGTGTATATTTTGATGCAAGCATACATGCAGTGGACGCTGCCGAGAAGCTGTACTTTGCGGTTATAACGGATTAAGGAGGTAACGGATAATGTCAGACACAGTAGATTTAAGAAACCACATTGACTGTACACAGGGTCAGGCATTCCTTGACGGTGAGCAATGCCTGGATGCGGTATCATTCAGCGTTGTGTTCACCCCGACGACAAGCACGACAAAGACGCTCGGACATTCAGGTGAGGATACGCGCTGGAAGGGGCATACGATAAAGGTATCACTTTCAGAGTACCGTTCAACCGACTGGATTAAAAAGGCGATACAGAATTATCTTGAAAACAAGGTTACGCCGTCTTTCACGTTTCAGGGCGTGTGTACGGATGAAAATTCGGATTATTACAAGGATTACGGCGGACAGACGGTAACGGTGACAGGCTGCGTGCCTACGGGCGACATTACAGTCCTTTCGCAGGACGTAAATTCTGATTTCGTGCAGGATTCGGTCACATTTAACTGTAAGGACATGAAATTCAGCTGATTTATTCAGCAGTCAGACATATTAATGGGGCGCCCCCCTTGTGGGGGTGCGGATTAAAAAACACAAGGAGGCAGAAAACATGGCAGAGAAGACACTATCGTATTTTATGAGGGAAACGGCAAAAAGGCAGGAAATTATTGAAATACCGGGCATTGATTCAATCAGGGACGAAAAAGGAAATGTTGTTCCTTTTAAGGTTAAGGTATTAACCAAAAAGGAAATAGATGATATTTATGACAGATACAGGACACGCACGCTGCTGTATGACAAAAAGGGAAAGCCCGTCATAGACAGGGGGCAGGCAGTGTTTGACGTCAGCACTGACAGCAACAGGGCACTGCGGCGCGTAATTGTTGAGGCGCTTGTCTATCCGGACCTGCACAGCAAAGAGCTTATGGATTACTTTGAGTGCTACGATTATACGGAAATGCCGCTTAAGGTATTTCCGAATCCGAAGGAATATGAGGAGGTTGCAAACAAGGTTCTTTCGGTGCTCGGAATTATTGATGAAGGGGACAGTGACAGCGAATCGGAGGTTCGGGAAGCAAAAAACTGATAAAGTCCGACGGGCTTGCTTCGTGGGCGCATATAATGTGGCAGAACCATGGGCTGCGTATGGAGGAATTTTACAATATGCCTCCTGAGCTGAGGCACCTTTATATTGCGTCCGACCTTGTGGCAGCAGAGGACAGAAAGAAAATAAGGCAGGCAAGGGCTTAAAGGAGATGAAGGCGTATGGGTAAAACATTATCCGTAAAACTCAGCGTAATAGACAAGATAAGCGAGAAACTGGAAGACATTGCAGCCAAAGCAGACCGGGTTGCGAATAATGTCAGTGACTTCGGAAACAGGGCGGATGAAGCTTTCGGACGTGCAACCTCCGGTTCACAGAAGGTAAATGAAGCCATGCAGACCGCATCAGTCTCCGCATCTGACTTTGCCAGTCAGGAAAGCCGGGCACAGCAGGCATTGGAGGAACAGGCAGAGACGGCAGACAGGGCTGCGCAGGCTTCAAAGGAACAGGCAGAGACGGCAGAAACGGCAGCAGGAAAGCTTGGCGATTACGGAGAAAAGGCAGACAGGGCAGGAAAAGAAAGCGAGAAACTCAAAGAGAAAGTTGACAGGACCGGAAAAGGGCTTGAGGATTACGAAGAGGAAATTGACAGGACCAGAAAAGGGCTTGAGGACTACGAAGAGGAAACCGACAGGGCAGGAAAGGAAAGTGAGAAATACAGGGAGGAAACGGAGAAGACATCAGGGGCAGTAATGGATTTAGGTGATGCCCTTGCCGCTGCGGGCATAGCGGCGGCGCTGAATGAGATTGCGGACGCATATAATGAGTTTGACGAGTCGGCGGATGCTTTTGAGACATCAATGGCGAAAGTGGGAACCATTGCGGACACTTCAGCAGTCAGCCTTGGAGACATACAGAAGGAAATACAGAACCTTTCAAAAGATACGGGGGTTGCGGTATCCGACCTGGCCGAGTCGGCGTACAGTGCAATATCAGCTTCAGTTGATACCGCTAATGCCGTATCCTTCGTGGAACAGGCAAACGCCCTTGCAGTCGGAGGTTTCACACAGACAACAACAGCCGTAGACATTCTTACAACGGCACTTAATGCCTACCAGCTTGAGGCAGACCAGACAGCGAATATTGCCGACATGCTTATACAGACGCAGAACTTAGGCAAGACAACTGTTGACGAGCTTGCAGGCAGCATGGGAAAGGTAATTCCGACGGCAAAATCACTTGGTGTCGAACTGGATGTTCTGTGTGGCTCTTATGCGGTCATGACAGCCAACGGTATTGCAACGGCAGAGACAACCACATACCTTAACAGCATGCTCAACGAGCTGGGCAAATCAGGTTCCACTGCGGCAGATGCCCTTGCCGCAGGAACGGAAGGCATAAAGGAAGGCGGCCTTACAATGGCGGAAGCCATGGAAATGGGATGGGGTCTTACCGATGTGCTGGAAGTGCTTGACGAGCAGGCACAGGAGAGCGGCACGAGCATATCGAACATGTTCAGTTCAGCAGAAGCCGGAAAGGCGGCAAATGTGCTCTGGGGCAACGCAGCCAAGGTTGACAGTGCGATTGAACAGATGGGCAGCAGTGCCGGAGCCGCCCAGGAGGCATTTGAAAAAATGAGCAGTACGGGTGAGTATGTGGAACAGAAGTGGGAAAATGCACTTAATAACCTCAAAATTACAATAGGCAATGCACAGCCAAGCCTTGACGGCCTTATGACAAAAGGAACGGAAATTGTAAACCTGCTTTCAGATTTCGTTGAAAAAAATCCGGAGGTTATAACTGCAATAACAGGAGTAACGGTAGGACTGGCTGCATTCACTGTTTCAATGGGGGCTTATTCAGCGGCGACACTGATAGCCCAGAAGGCAACGGTGGCGCTTACAGCCGCCATGGACACGAACCCGGTATTTCTTGCGGTTTCCGCAGTAGCGGCACTGACGGCCGGGGTTGCCGTACTGGCAGGCGCACTTTCTGATGCGGAAGACGGCGAGGAACTGCTTACAGGCTCATCACTGCAGCTTGCCGATGAGATAGACAGGCAGACGGCAGCAGTAGAGTCACTGACAGATGAATATGGGGAATACGACGAAAGGACGCTGGAGGCACAGGCAAGGCTTGATGAACTGCAGGCTGAGTATGAGGGAACAAAAACGACAATAAGGGAGTTTGAGCAGCAGATACAGGCAACAGCTGATGCCATAAAGGACACCAAAGAAGCCTATAAGGAGGCATCAGACAATCTTGACAGTCAGTCGTACCATGCGCAGGCGCTTGTGGCGGAGCTGGAAAGACTCAGGTCACAGAGTGAGCTTACGGCATTTCAGCAGGAGTATGAGAAGCAGGTTGTTGAGGAACTAAATGGCATTTATCCTGAACTGGGGCTGTCATATGACGAGGCTTCCGGCAGACTTAACAAGTCAACAGTGTCGCTTAAGAAGTATTGTGAGCAGAAGAAAGCGCAGGCAAAACTGGAGCAGGATGCGGCGCAGTACATGGAATATGAAGATGAGATGTCGGAGCTTATCGGACAGAAGACAGCTGCGCAGGAAGCCTTTAACGCTGCACAGGAGGAGTACAACACGCTGATTGCAGAGGCGGAAATGCTGGCTGCAAACGGCAACGGAAATGAAAACCTGTCTGATTACCATGAAAAAATGGAAGAGGCGGAAACCGCCATGGAAAGCGCAAGGAACGCAATGGAAGAGCTTGACGGTCAGATTGGGAGCCTGCAGGCTGATATGGACGCACTGGAAGGAAGTGCGGACGGAGCAGCAGACAGCATTGACGGCGTGACTGAGGCTTCGGATAATCTTATTTTCGGGACATATGACCTGCGTGATGCAATGAAGGGCATTTTTGACGGCGTGCAGGAGCAGGCGGCAGCGCTTGCTGAGGCATATCAGGAAGCTTACTCTTCGGCAGTATCGGCGGTTGACGGATCATTTGACCTGTTTGAGAAAATAGAGCTTGAGTCCTCACAGTCCGCAAACGACATGGTAAATGCATTAAAGTCACAGACTGAATACCTTGAGGAGTATGCGGAAAATCTGAATAAGGCTAAGGAATACGGTCTTGACGCAAGCCTTGTGGAAAGCCTTGCGGACGGCTCACAGCAGAGTGCGGCAGACCTTGATACAATCATATCAAAGATAGAGGACCTTGGAACTACGACCGAATCAGCAAAGGGATATGTGGACGACATGAACGAATCCTTCGAGGGCGTGCAGACGGCAAAACAGACACTTGTGGACACCATGATTGAAATGAACACAAGCCTGAATGAGCAGATGGACAGCCTTAAATCGGCCGTAGAAACAGGAGTCAGCGGGCTGAACCTGTCAGATGAGGCAGCAGGTGCGGCAGAGGCGACAGTAAGCGCCTACATAGCGGCAATTGAAGGCATGCGGGACAGTGCGGCTGATGCGGCACAGGGTCTTGTTGATGCCGTTGAAAGCATACTGTCAAATACGGAGGTGCCCTATAATGCCGGTTATAAGAGCGGCGCCAGTGCCGGAGATGGAATTGCCGCCGGAGTGGATTCTGCTTACGCAAAGGTTATGGGAAGTTTTGTCGGTATCGGAAAAGACTCAAATAAGGCATTAAACAGAGTGTGGCAGATAAAAAGCCCTTCAAGGCTTTTTAAGGAATCGTCACAGTACGCAATGGAAGGCATTATAGAGGGCGTTGACGAAAAAGAGGAAGACGTAATAACCGCATTTGAGAATGTCGCAGGCGTGGCAGCAGAGGGCTATGAGGAAAAGATAGCTAAGATTTCCGAAGCGGCTGACGAATATCTGGAACTTGCATCTGACAGGTATGGGGAGTATGCGGATGAGACTGCGGAAGCAATAGACTTTGTTACAGGAAAACTCAATGACCTGTCGGAAGCATACAGCGCAAATTATGAATCGGCATACCAGAGCATATCGGACAGACTCGGACTTTTTAATGATGTGGAGATAGGCACGTCAAAGAGCACTGACGAGATGATTGAGAGCCTAAAAAAACAGACGGACTACATGGCTGAGTATGGGGCTTACATGTACAGGGCAATGGAACTCGGAGTTGATGAAGGCATACTAAAGCAGCTGTCAGACGGATCCGAGGAGAGTGCCGGCATACTTAAGGAAATGGTAACAAACGGTGCGGATAAGATTGCTGAGTTAAACGCCAATTTTGCAAAGGTAGAGGAAGGCAAAAAGACTTTTGCTGCTGTAATGGGAGAGCTTGAAACGTATTATGGGACACAGCTTGACAATATGGTTGCCGACCTCGGACAGGCGGTCGACGACATGAAACAGTATGATGCCGCATATCAGGGCGCTGAGGAAACATGTCAGGGCATTATTGACGGCATTGATTCAAAGTGGGACGAGGTAATCAGTAAATATTCCGCACTGTCAAGTGCGGCAGCATCAGCATTTGCACCGATTGGATATACCACGAAGATATCAGGACATGCGAACGGAACGACATACGGCGAGAATGTATACATTGCAGGCGAAAACGGGCCTGAGCTTATCGTTGGAAGGCAGGGTTCCGAGGTGTTCCCGGCTTCCGAAACTGCAAGGATACTGTCAGCGGTAATGGCTGACAGGGGCATGGAAACAGGTCTTGGCATGGCACCGCAGGAGGTTACTGACACGATAGTGCAGGAGAATAAATCATCAAGCACTGAGAATAAAAACCTGACGCTTACAATCAGGGGCAAGGGAGCGCTTGACATTGGACAGAGCGTATCAAAGAAGGACCTGCTCGATTATATGCAGAATGAGCTTGGTGATGCGATTGCAAATATCCTGTTCAGGGAGGTATATGAGGAAGGAGATGATGTGTATGAGTTCTAGCCATAACCAGATATGGCTGTCAATTGACAATGATGACGGATCAATGAAGGAAGGGTTCCAGCTTCCGTATAATCCCGAAAGTTTCAGTGTTGAGGAAGGCACAAATGAGAAGACGGTGAATATTGCCGGTGTGGGCTCCATAACTGTGAAAAACGGAAAATCACCAATGACGCTGTCCTTCAGCAGTTTTTTTTCACTGGGCATTGAACCGGGATTTGAACTTGGAAATGAAAATGACATGAAGACACCAAACGAGTATGATGCAATAATCAGGAAATGGAAGAACGGCACGACACCCGTACACCTCGTCATTACAAACACAAACGTGAACGCATATTTTTCCATATCGACGTATGTGACGGGCGAGGAAGGCGGAGACGTGGGAAAGATACAGTACACGTTATCAATGAAGCAGTATGGAACGGCAAACGGCATTGACGGAGTAAGCGGTTCGGGTACAGGAACGCTTATAAGGCGGATAGATGTAGATGTTTACAGCCTGCCGTCAGTGCCTGACACATATACGGTACAGAGTAAGGATACCCTGCAGAGCATAGCCAGGCACTATTATGGTGACATATCAATGGTCTACGAGATATATAAGCTTAATACTGCCAGACTGACTAAGGGTGTGAACACTAAGCTCAAAAAGAAATGGGTGCTTTATCTGCCGCGTCCATAGGAGGTACACAGTATGGCGCTTAAATTTATACTGATAAAAGACAGGACCGGATATGACATATCGGACATTGTACAGAAGGTGACGTGGTCAGGCAGGAAAAACAGTCCGGCAAGGTCACTGCAGCTTGTACTGCTTGATGACGCGTCACTTGGAAGCGCAAACAGGGCTGATATTGATGTATATTCGGGCAACCATGTTATATTCGTTGAAGATGGAACGGAGCTGTTCAGGGGAATTATCATGAAGCAGATGCAGACACAGGAGCATACGCTTACGGTAACCGCATATGATAATGCGATATACCTGTCAAACAATAGGGACAGTTTCAGCTACAAAAAAAAGACGCTGACTGATGTATTCCTTGACGTTTGCACGAAATACGGCATAAGCCGCGGTGAGACGGCTGTGGTGCAGTATAAAATACCTGTGCTGGCGGATAATGCAACGACAATATATGACATTTTATGCAATGCACTGTCACAGACGTACAAAGCTACAGGGGAGCGTTATTATATAATGTCAAAAAAAGGACAGCTTCACCTGCTGAGGAGGAAAGAGCAGGTTACAAAATATGTGCTTGAAACGGGCGCTTCCGGCAGCAGTTACGGAAACCTTACACAGTACAGTTACAGCAGGGACATATCGAACACCCGGACAAGGCTGAAGCTTGTCTCACAGGAAGGAAAAGTAATGGCACAGTGGGCCGATATGGACCTTGAGGATAAGATAGGAATGATGCAGGATGTACAGACACCGGATGACGAGGTGGCAAAGGGCAGCTTAAAGACGCTTGCGGTAACAATGCTTAATGAACTTAAAAAACCCGCTGAAAGCCTCAATATTACCGTCCTTGGAATATCCTCGGTTTATTCCGGGACGGCTGTATACATAAGCATTCCTGACATAGGCATTGGAAGGACGTTTTATGTGGATGCCGACACACACATATGGGATGGCGACTACCACACGATGAAGCTTACACTGAATTTTGCAAAGGATTTGGAAAGCATTAATGAAGCAGGAGAGACAGAAACGGATAAGTCAGCGGACTCATCAGCAACAAAAAATGCAAAACAGGCAATAAAGGATGCGGCTTCGGCACTTAAGAAAAAGAAGGCTGCAGAGAGTAAGGTAATAAAAGCGGGCAAAGCGGCTGAAAAAGCGGCTGTTGCCGCCGAGAAGGCTCTTGCAAATGCAAAAAAAGCAAAAAACAAGTCAAAAGCAACGGCATATGCCAATACGGTAATCACACAGTCGGCAAAGGCACAGGCTGAGAATGGGAAGGCAAAGACAGCACTTGCAGAGGCTAAAGCGCTTATGAACATGGCACAGTCATCAGTAACGACCAGCGCCGACTATGCCGCAGGGCAGGCTGAATCAGCAGCAAAAAGGGCGGCGACGGCAGCAGCCGGGGCAGCAGATTATTTATGATGCGGGGTGAAAATATATGGCAAGTTTAACGGGAATAATTAAAACTATAGCAAAGACATCATGCGGAGGGATAATTGC